CAATTGACGACTAGTAGGTACAGTGCATATAACTCGGGGATCTTTCACCTCGACATAAGTCTGCGCCTTAGGAAAACTAGCAACTCTATCAGTCATCAAATCGCGCCCCGCTAAGGAAGGCAACTCTTGAGCTTGTTTTGCTCTTTGAGTTGGCCGCGACTGACCATCAATTATTTTGGCCAACTCGACAGGCGCGAGCTGACCAGATTCAATAAAAGCAGTTATAAATTCAGATGCAAACATACGGTACATAGGGGACAGCGTTTGTTGGGGATTCTTATCCTTATTAACGCGATCCTCAACGGACCAATTATCATTAGCAAGTGACTTAACAGGCGCAAAGGAAGTGGGACCTATCTGGTATTTCGGTTCCGTCCTAGCGATTAACTTTTGTTGACTTTCGGCGGCGACGTCGTCAATTCGCCCGTACGAGACCGCCTGGTCCGCTTCGGTGAATTTCGGATGACGATATGCCGTTGCCATCGGCACATCAATAGGTAAAAACCTATATAACATCGCTTGAGCCAATCTTCCATCCTTTGGAAAATCCATGGCAATCAATGAATAAAGATCATGCAACTCTAAACGCTTTGCTTTAGGATCAGTATAAGCAGCAGCACGACTTCGGAGCATAGAATACAAATTCGTAGAAATTGTGATCGACGACGCTCCCCCAGGTTCTGATACTGAAATCGAGTCATGACTCGCAACAAACGCCATATCCCTTCGAATACCATCAAGGGCCATAGCACGTTTAACAAAACGTCTGCGGTGCACAGCACCACAGTACCTATCGCGAGAGACTCCGATATCTGCGAATGCAGATGCGGCATCAGAAAAGGTCTGATATAAGAGTAATGCAAGGGTGTAAACACCATGGAATGGAAATGCTTTTCTGCTATAAATGGCAAAATTGGTGCCATCCAAATCGACCAAACCACATGAGTAGCATAACTCAATGGCAAGGATAACAGACATAGCATATACAACGGGGTCAAAAGAGGGGACACCACGAAGTACCATATAAGTGAGAATATTAATTGCGAGTGTTCCCCAAAGGACTGGACGAATTCCGGTAATGGATCGGTGTGACTGGTCGTCGCAAGGGCGAACCAGTGTTCGTAAAGTTCTTTGCAGGAAAGCGTGTAGGGTATTAGGAATTGACTGCACCTCGTCCAAAAATATACCAACCATTGTGAAATTGGGGTGGACCACGAAGCTTTCAACTCGATAAACGAGCGTCCGGTCAGCAAGTTCACAGACCAGCTTATCCACATTATAATTCCACAACTGATGACAATAACGCGCCCCACCCCTAACATCCATTGTAACGCGGTTCGCCAGATCCACGCTCCAAGAATATTCCTCATCGCCGCCAGCTGGCGACTCAGGGGTAAAGGTATAAAGCACGCAATCCAATCCGCTAGATAGCACACGTTGCCAGGCGGATAGGTAATAGTCAGAGTTAATACATTTAAGGATTGAACGACTAGGGATTCGGTCATCACTGGCTGAAACTCCAGTGGCCATGTTAGCAAGACTTGCTCCCTTCGTTCCACGTATGCGATCAGAGCTCCCAAGCCCCACAACGTACGGTACCGCACCGCATTGTGATATGAATAGATCGATCCATTTGGACGCAGCATCACGCCAGCCAGCCAGGCTCGGGTGCGAATGATTACATCCAGTGCTACCACC